AATCTACCACATATAATGATGAAAAACGACTCAGCTACATTGAATACGAAATGTCGCGCCGACCCCGCGCAGCATTAAGAATGAAAATGTATAAAAAATAAATATCCCCATATAATAAATGCTTGCCATTACAAACACACTCACCGTATTCGCTGCTGATAAGAAGAACAAGGGATTCAAAAAGTTAAGTAAGAAGATCCAGAAGGAACGCGACGCTGACGTGGACAAGATCAAAGAGAAGGTCTCTGATATTTTCCGTGATGAACAGCGTCGTATGAAGGGATATCTCGATGAGCATAATAAGTTGATAAAGAAGAGTGAAAAACCCAAGAAGAGTAGGAAAAAGTCTATCGATTTTTACGAAAAGTAAGCCACAACGTACACAAAACAAAAAACATCGCCAGGGGTGGATTATCCCCAAATTTCTCAGCCAATAGAGCACAGACAATGCTGTACTGGACGAGCTTAATTTCCTGTTGTGTTTTTATAATAGAGCGTTTCATAGATCCTCTGGACTTTTGAAGACCATTTACCGCCGTATTTATTTTACTTACCGTACCAGGTATCTCCGTCGTTTTCATGAATATATCACCAACATTCACAGATTCTATTATTTGCTCTTGAATGAGGGGTTCCAGGTATGTGAAATAGTTAAAGTCTGGATCCAGTTTGAGACAAATACCTTCGATCGTCGAAAAGGCTTTGGCGAGGTACACGAAACTACTCGGTACGACGAATGGTTTTTCCATGGCGAGTTGCGTCGCGAGATCATCATTCACAATTCCAGAACCGTCTAGGGTCTCTAAGTACCCTAAGATAGTTTCAAAGAATAATTCAATGTCCGAAACATCCGAAGAAGTCGGGACAATCACACCTAACTTAACGAGTGTATCGACTATACCAGCAGTATCCCTCGTGATTATAAACCCAAAAAGTTTTGTGAATCCATCTCTCAGTTCTTCTGATAATGGCACAAGTAATCCAAAATCATAAAATACAAGTTTCCCCTTTGGTGAAAATCCCAAGTTACCTGGATGTGGGTCGGCATGGAAGAGACCATTATCCATAGTTTGGATCACATATGCATTTATAAGGGCTTCACATATCTTCTTCTTATTCACCTTCTTGTCTGTAATCTCGGTCAGTTTAACTGATGGTACATATTCCATGACGATCATTTCATTGTTTGAATACTTTTTATACACTTTCGGAACTTTTACCCAATCGATATCTTTCATACTCTTTCGAAACTTGATGGCGTTATTAATCTCCTGATTGTAATCCGCCTCACCTAATAGGTATTCTATAGATTCATTCAGAACTCTCCCCGAACTATTACCTGTATCTATACCCACATACTCGAGAAATTCTACAATTTCACGTATATTATCGGTATCTTTTTTCATGATATCCAGAATTCCTGGACGTTTTATTTTTACAACAACTTTTTGACCGTTTTGGAGTACGGCCATATGGACTTGGCCGATACTCGCGGATTTAAATGGTACAGGGTCAAATTCTCTGAAAATATCATAATCTACAGTGGTATCGAATTCCACGGGAGGAACGTTATCTTGAAGTGATTCCAGTTCTTTTGTAAATTCCGGTGGATATAGGTCTCCCCTCGTCGAAGCGATCTGACCTAACTTTACAAATGTCGGGCCGAGTTCGAGGAGTTCCTCTTTCGTCCATCGACCAAGTTCAGATTTATTTTGTACAGTGGCATTTTTCCATAGAAAATTGCCGGCAAACTTCCATGTTTTCAACCTTCTACTAGGAACTTTTATTGGTACATGTTGAGAAACACATAACATTCTACTTTCTATAAAGTTTTTATTTCTTGGTATATTAAAATGAATTTTTTAAAACCATTGAGTGGTCCGATTGAAAAAGTTCTCAAAGTACCCATCATTTTTACACTTTTCGTGATGTACCAGGGTTTATTTTCACATTATGTTGTTGAAGTTCCCGAAAGATTGGAAAAACTTTTTCAATACGAATCATTTCGCTTTTTTTCATTGATTATAATTGCACTTGCAATTACACGTGATGTGGAATATGCGTTATTATCAACGTTACTATTCATCCTTAGTCTATATGCCATAAAGACACCAGAAGAACGAAAAAAAACTGGATTCATTTGAAGATAAATTATATATAATCTAATAGTAGAATGAGGATTCATATTATCGGTGCTGGTCCTACAGGTATGTCCCTAGCTTGGGAGATACTCAGATCAGGAGATCACGATATTACAATTTATGATAGAAAACTCTCAGCTGGTGGTTCTTGGTGGGAACCTGATGAAGATGTAAGAGATCTTCATGCACACCGTATAGTTTTCGACCGCGCTTTTGTTAATACACAGAGCTTGTTCAGGGAAATGGGAATCAAGTGGGATGATATATTTGAACCAGTTAGTAAAGGTGTATATAAATTTGCCTTCGAGTCATTTAGTCTCAAAGATTACGGTGCATTGACTTCACTATCTTTTAGGGTTTTGACCAAACCTGAGCATTATAAAGGGGTCTCTCTAAAAGATGCTCTTGGTGATCTTTCCGAAAAGGGGAAAACTTTACTAGAACACCTCCCACTATTGATGGACGGTGTTACATGGGATGTCATGTCAGCCTACGAGTTTGTTAAAAGTTTTGACTACGTCGCATTATCTAAACAGTACACACAACGGGTCTCAGGTAAGGTCATGTGTGACGCGATGGAACAGGCAGTCCTCGATGTCGGTGCGAATTTTGTATTTGGTAACGAATTAACAGAATTAGAGTACTTTGAGGATGGGTATAAAGCGACATTTTCGGACGCGACCGTGATCGATGACGGTATGCTCTTTCTCTGTCTCGATAACAGTCCAGCCATAAAATTATTGGGTGACAACTGGGGCGACGATGCCGTGAAGAAGGTCCAAGAAAGTACCTACGGGTGTATCAATATTCTTTTAGACTTTGATGAACCCGTCAAAATTGAGGATGAGGTAGAAATCATAACATCCACAAAACTTAGACTTCAACCAGTTGTATTGTCAGATGGTGTAACCATATCCTGTATAATTACAGATCTCAATGAAAATGTTATGAATACTCCACCAGAGGAGTTAAAAAGCCTCGTTTTAGAAGAATTAGATGTACCTACCCCCAAAGATATTCGAATAGGTTGGGGTGCAGATTGGGATGGTGAGCGATGGCAATTTTCCCAATCCTCCGGGGTTCTCAGTCTTCATGGACAGCTCCCCTTTTTTGGGAAATGCCCCACTGTCGCCATGTGTGGTATGATGTCACCGAGGAAGACACCCTATTCGAGCATAGAAGCCGCCGTTGAGGTATCAAGGTCCCTGAGTCACCAAGAATTTGGTACAAGGGAGCCTCTCCAACCTATCCTCCTTACACACACAATTTCCTTAATCATTGTGGCACTTATAGTTTTAATTCTACTTTATCGTAACAGAAATATATGAAGTTTGTAGCGAAAGTATATGAACCAATGTATGAATTCAATAATAAAAAATATATACGTCTCATAATTCCAGCTAAAGTGTCTGAAATTATAGAGCGCATACATGCACAGAAATGGTATGGTCTCACCAATAAAAATATAGATAACCCCATTGATGGGAATATTCTCACCGTCAAAGTTCCATTCAGATATAGGAGAGTGATGTGTGAAGTCAAGGGGAGACCTCTACAATCTCTTATAAAAGAGGACGAAATTGAAGTTGAAGTGGACTTCAAGGGATATTGGAACGTCGGAAATTACTCGGGTTTTTCTTGGATACTCTCGAGTTCCTCATTTACCTGATCAGGGATATCGATCACTTTAAGACCGACTTTCTTGAATTCCTCGAAAGTTTGAAGCATACCCTGAAAGCGATATATTTCTTGGGTGAGCATATCAATTTTACCTCGAATTTCGGTAATGTTTTTCTCTATATCAACAGCAGGCATTTACTCATTTAAAGTTTCATATCTTTAAATAAGTAGATCATGACAGTTCTCACTAGAACTGGATACCTCGTAAATGGGGGTCCCTTACAGGACATTAAAAAAGAACTCACTGTAAGACCTATAGTTAACGGAGATTATGGATTTCCGCCACCACCTTTTAAAGTTTTTAAAACGACTAAAAATGGTGTATGTGTCCCACGCTTCTATGGCGTCTCCAAACTTGGGGAGCCCAAGGAGGACAAAAGGCCTGAACCAACCAGGATCAAAACCAGATTTGCTGGAACCCTTCGTGACACAACACACCAAAATGAAGCACTTGCTGCAGCTCTTAAGGCGGGTCATGGCGTTCTCTCACTTCCATGTGGTTTTGGGAAGACCACCGTATCCCTGGCCATAGCTTGTAAATTGGGCTACAGGACTATGATTGTCGTGCATAAACAGTTCCTAGCGGATCAGTGGAGAGAGAGAATCCATCAGTTCTGCCCGGGTGCGACTATAGGAATAGTTCAACAGGATAAGAAGGAGGTCAATTGTGATTTTGTCATCGCGATGCTCCAGTCCCTCTCCCTAAAGGAATATAGCTTTTCAGACTTTGAAAGTGTGGGGACCCTCATTGTAGATGAAGCACACCATATATGCGCCAAAGTTTTTAGTCAGTCCCTCTTCAAAATGTGTCCCAAACACATCTTTGGTCTCTCCGCAACACCAGAGAGAAAGGATGGTCTCACCAAGGTGCTCCATTGGTTCATGGGACCCACGTTTTTCGCTGTGGAGAGGAAGAATCAGGAACAGGTTGAGGTGTTCCCGGTGACCTATGAATGCTTCAATTACCGTAATCCACCACCCTCCATGAGGAACGGTAAAATATCAATGCCCAACATGATCACAGAGTTGGTTGAAGATCGCCAGAGAAACAAGATGTTGGTTGAGCTCGTTAAGAAAGCTTCAGCTGGGACAAGGCAGCTCCTCGTTTTAAGTGACCGGAGATTTCACTGTGAATTTCTTCACCAATGTTTCCCGAAAAGTTCTGGTCTCTACATGGGTGGAATGAAAGAGAAGGACCTCCAGGAGTCCTCCAAAAAGAAGATCATCTTCGCGACATTCAGTCAAGCGCACGAGGGCTTGGACATTCCAACCCTAGACACAGTCATCTTGGCTTCTCCTAAATCTGACATAACCCAAAGTATTGGACGTATAATGAGAGAGACCAAGGGTAAGAAGAACAACCCTCATATATATGATGTCCATGACCCGTGGTCTATCTTCACAGCGATGTACTATAAGAGAATGAAGGTTTATCGCCAAGGTGGTTTCAAAATTCATGGGAAAGACACGGAAGAAAAGAAGAGTGACTTCCCTCAGGGAAAGTGTTTGTTTTTATAATCTGAACACTTATTAAATGTCCGGTGCATTGATACAACTCGTCTCCAAAGGAGTTCAAGACATGTACCTCACAAGTGATGAGGGGATGTCATTTTTTCGTACAAAATTCACACGGCATACGAATTTTTCTCAAGCTCCCAAGTTTATTAAAACTATTTCGGATAGTGACAATTCGATAATCATCCCAGTTTTGGGTGATATCATTAACGGACTTTGGTTCGAAACGGACACTAATAGTAATGCCAACATCGCATCGAATCTCTTTTACAAATCCACCCTAGACCTTTTCATAGGTGGTCAAAAAATAGATTCCCAGCATTTTGACTACTATAGCGAAATTTGGCCAAACTACCTTGCAGATACGTACAACAAGTCTCAAGAACTTAATAACAAGGCTTCGTTGTCTAATAAATATTTTGTTCCTCTCCATTTTTTCTTTTGTGACCACAAAGCATTTTTACCCTTAGTGGCACTCCAAAATCATCAAGTAGAAATACGGATTAATTTTGATGAAACCAATATCGCAGGAATCCTGGCGAATGAAAAGAAAGCCCATATGTACGGGAACTATGTATATCTCGACACAGAAGAGAGAGAATCACTCGTAAAACGATCGTTAGATTTCGTCATCACACAAACACAGAGGGTGGAATTTCCATTAAATAGTATTACAGACAATCAATCTGAATCCGGTGGTTATAACACTCTCGACCTTTCACCCTTTAATCACCCAGTAAAATCACTTTTTTTTGGATTTGGTGCTTCCCAAGTTAATCCAGCAACAGATCGTTTTAGTTTTACTAACGTAGATCTATACATCAATGGCACACCATTATTAGAAAATATGAGTCCAGTATATTTCCATACCGCACAAAATTATTACAAATCATCCTATGGTAAGACTTCCTTTAATACTATCAGTCATTCACCAAACTATACCCGATACTTCGCTTACCACTTTTGTATGAATGCATCGGACTACAACCCATCAGGATCGTGTAACTTTAGTCGTCTCGACAATGCAAAGCTTGTATTGAGGGGTGTTGAAGCGGTTGGTCGATCCTACATGTATGTGTATGCAGTTAATTATAATGTGCTCAGGATCAAAGACGGTTTAGCTGGAATTTTATTCGGTAACTAATATAATGGCTACACAAGCGGAAGGAATACTTGTCGCCGCAGGTCAGATTTTCGTAAGTAGTTTAGATGCTGAACCCAGGGAGCAAGATATTATCGCAGGTGTCGCGAGTATCGAGGCTGGTGAAATCACAGCAGAAAAAATTACAGTAGCAAATCTTGTCCTTACAAATGAACTGAGTGCTTCGGGTGACTTTGAACTAACCGGATTTACAAATGTTAATCGTTTGACAGCCACCCAGATTGGTATCGGCACCACAAACCCTGTGAATGATTTCCAAGTTGGCACGGATCGTTTTCTCATCAATCGTGCATCACCGAATCTTGTCACAGTCCTCGGTAACGTAGTTTCCACAAATCTCCTCGCTACAAATATCTTCAGAACCGTGAACAGTAAGTTTGTTGTTGATAGTGTTGCTTCCAATGTCCTACAAATCACTGGAAATACATATTCAACGAAGATCATAGCAGGACCACTTACAGAAACAGGTGCGGATGCGGCGTTGTTTGAAAATGGTAACGTTGTGATCAATAACGGTGATCTTAATATAACAGGTAACATTGTGGTCGCCGGTAATGTAAGTATTACAGATGATCTGACATACTTGACTGCCCAAAACCTAATCGTATCCAATGCATGTATTCAAATGGCCGATGGATATCCAGGTGGTGCATATGATAATGCTCTTCTGATGACAGATCATCCCGGTGTCGAAGCGAATTTAGTGTTTGGATACAATACGTCAAACAATGAATTCATGTTTTCGAAAACAATGGTTAGTGCCTATACATTTGGTGGTCCTGGGCAACAATTAATCGATTTAGATTCGAATACGGTGAATGTTCATGTATATGGTAAATTTTACACTGATAGTAATGTGGGTGTCGCAAATATTGCACCCACACACACACTTTGTATTGGTTCTAATGTCTTCTTCGAAGAGACGGGATCGAATGTGATGCATGCCACTGGAAATGTCTTCATAGAACAATTAAGTTTAGGTAACGGTGGTATAACTAGTACGAATGATCTTTTACAAATCGATGCCACCGCCGAGCCACCAATTGTTATGAGTGCTAACGTTCAAATGATTTCATTTCGCACAACAGGAGCTTCTGCCTCTGGTGTATCTAATACCTCACCGACAGATGCATTGTCTGTAGGCACAAAAGTATTTGTAAATTTGACAGCTGCCAATACCCTAACAATTTCTGGTAATACCGTCACTACAAACCTTGAAACACGGGTGATATCTTCGAGTTCAAATATTCTCGTACATGCAGATCAAACCGGTCCTAATAGCACTTCAAATGCACTCGTCCTCAGATCCGGTCCAACCACCTCCAATGTGAGTAGTATCGAGGTATATGGTGCCAGTACATCGAATTCACACCAAAATATCAGATTCAAAACCAAAAACACCGAGAGAATGCGTATAACCTCTAATGGGTACATTGGTATCGCAAATACAAGCCCCACAGAGGCTCTCACAGTGAGTGGAAATGTCCAAGTCACCGGAAGCAACGCGGTTGTTTATGGTAATACATGGGGTTCCAAGGGGATGCGAATGTATGCATTACCAAATACAGGTGAAAACAAGATTGAAAATATTGTGAATACTGGGAAGGGTCTCAACTTCTTTGCGAGTACCACATCCACCATGGGTGCGGCGAAGATGACCATACTGGAATCTAGTAATGTGGGTATTGGATCAACACAACCCCAAAGCCTTTTCCAGACCTCTGGAGGATCTGCTTTCATTAATCAACAAGTTACACGTCGTAACAGTTACAATCATCTCAGCACACCCCTCGTCGTGAATAACACTTCGGAAATAACTGTAGTTAATACTACTTCAAATGTCTTCCAACTCACTAGGGAAGGGACGGGTTCTAAATATGGCGCTAGAGCTTCTTTCAAGTTGGGTAAGTGGGACATGACGGATAGCCAATCCAAAACACGCCTCGATATAAATCTGGCTGACGATGATTATGCAGTTGATACCAATATTATGACCATACGCAGTGATGGGAAGGTTGGAATCGGTCATACAATCCCAGAAGCTTTCTTAGAAGTCAAGTGTTCGGGTGTGGGTGACACAGGTCTATTAGTGCATAACCACGATAATGGTGACGCCATCATTTCCGCAAAGACTGATCTAGCAGAAGGAAATTCCTTTAGCAGTTATGTAAATGGAAATGCGGGTTGGTCTGTGGGTATTACGGGGGCACAAGGTGATTTTAGAATTACTAGTAATGCGACAGTAATTTCAGAATCTATTTCAACTTCTATATACATCGATGGATCTACGAGCAATGTCGGTATCGGTACAGATGCAACGAGGGGTGAATTAGAAATCAAAGGTAA